TTCTAAACCGTCCGTTAGCGATTCAAATACCATATCTGTTCTACCAACTGGTTTCCATCTATCTCCAGGAGGTACTCTTTCTAATACTTGCGTTTTTATTTCTTGAGTGTTTTCCATAACTAGTCAAATAATAATTTTAATTGTTTGTGGTCTTTTAATTTATTAGAATCCTTAATATCTCCAAAGGTTTCCCTAACAGTATTTTCATGGTAACCTAGTGTGTGAGCCATTCTAATACAAATTATCTTGAACTCTTCACAATTCATATTATTTGGTATTTCTAATTCTATAGTTTTGGCTTCTTTAGTTTCGCCACCTCTATGATAAATCAATTTGTCGTATTTTTTGATATCCATTTTATCGTGCTCTCCAATAATTTTATTGGTAAATATAATAATATAACTACTGAAAAAATAGATAGTACAAGGGCTGCTCCCAATAATACTATTATTCCAACTATAATTTCTTCTAGTAATTCTTTCATTTATAGTTAATATAATAAAAATATTTCAAACAGAAAAATTATATGCTAATTATTTTTATATTTTTTTAGGTATTCTTCTCTATTGAAGTTTCTTGGAAACTTTTCAGAAGCTATTTTTGTGTGAAGTTTTATTTTACTCATTAAAGCTTTTTTATCTTTTTTCCATCTTACTTGAGATAATTCTTTTTTTAGTCTATGTAAGTGTACAGCCGCAGTAGACACTAAATCTTGCTTTTCTTTTTTAGTCATTCTTTTTGCAGGAGTGTTTGACCTCTCTACCTTTGTTGGTTCCAATGTTCCCTTCAGTTCTGGTTGTTCTACTCCTCTATGATATACGTTTCCGTCTTTGTCTATAAACTCAGCCATTAGAGTCCAACCTCTAGGTTTATCTGACCTTTTATATGCTGACTCTACTGGGTCAACCATTTCTTGTACGCAATCTGAGCAAGTAACTGCTGTTGCATCTTCTCCGCATTTTGCCATTTGTCCACAACGTTTACATTCCATAAACTTGTACATGGCATCTTTGCGTTCATTCCATTTAGTTCCTTTTCTATATTCTACGTAATATTTTTGTTCTTCCATAGTATTAAATATAATTATTTTATTAAATTATTCAACTTTAGTATATCAACAGCGTCTTTTAGTCTTTTATTTTTTATGTGTTCATTAAATACAGATATTTGATTATCACCCTTATTTAAGCCTCTTGATATATCTTTTAATTCATCAATAGTATATTCTTCACCATATATACTATATCTTTTTTCTTTTACCTTTTCTTTTTCTAGCATTTCTTTTAACCCTTCGCTTGCATCATACTCTTCGTCTTCTGGGTCAAGCCAAGATTTTGGCATTGGGTATGATTTATTAAACTCCATACCTTCTGGTACCGACATCTCTACTTCAAACTTAGGCTTTATTTGTGCAAACGCAAAATTAGCTGCTACAACCAATGCTATTGCTAGTGGGTCAAATACAAATATAATAAGTAATAAGAACCAGTTTACTACTTTATTCATAGGATAACCTGTTGTTTCTGCTAGATATTTAAGTGGCCCAAGCTCTCTTTCTGCTTCATTTCCTATTTCTTTATTTAATAGTGCCATATCAGTCTGTGTTATTGAGTCTGTTACAGCTTCTAATTTTAGGTTTATTTCGTTTCTATCATTTAGAGTTCTAGCTAATTCATCTTGTAAGGCTCTTCTTGCTGAACTAGAAGTAGTTGTTATCAATTGACCAGATTCTTTATCTATATATTGAACTTGTGCAGGATTAGAAAGAGATACTCTTAAATCAGAAATAGACTTTGTTAAGCCAGCTTTTTCTAATTTAAGGTCTTCTTTTGTCTCTTCAAATCTAATTTGCTTTTGTTCTAATATAACCAGAGATTTGTCTAATAACTCAGACTTTGTAGCTGTTTCTTGATATGCTCCTGATAAAAAGCCATAGATACCTCCGCTAGTAATAAGTATTAGAATAAAACATGCAATTGATAAGTAAGTTCTAAGAGCTCTATTTATAGTATCCCAATATTGATACAATAAAGAAGCTACAACTAACTTTGCAAATTCTAAACTACCTGCCATTATGATTACTTGTGTGCTTGCTCCAGCAAATAACTTGCTAAGTCCAAAAACAGAATAAAATGCAGCTGAACCAGATACAGCAAGCGCAGATAAAGCTATCAATAAAGGAAATAATTTCTTTTTCATTACCCATTACGTTCTAGACTTACCCTGTCAGCTATAAATTTAAGGTGTGTTCTTAAAGCTTCAGTAATTCTCGACACTTCTTTAGAATCATTTAGTCTTGGTGTGCTAGTGATTGTTTGCAATGTTAAAGCTAGTTGTTCGGCTTTTTCTATTGCTTTTTCTACGTCTTCTTTATATCTCATTATTTTTCTCCTATAACTTTAATTATCGTTTTTTCATTTCAAATATATATGAATGGACTTCTTCGTTTTTATCATTTTTCTTTATTGTGTATGCTTGTACCTTATTTCCAAGCTTAACCATAACAGTCTTAAACTTTTTTAGTGCCTCATGATTAGTTGAGCACAATATTAGTTTGCCATCGGATATTGTTACGTTACACGACTGTGGGCTGCTAGAGTTTTCAATAGTACTTTTTATTATCTTATTAACGTTTTTATTTGTACTTTTTGAATTTATTAAGCTTTCTCCTTTAGAAATTCTTTTTATATATTCATCAAGTAGAGGGGGTGGACAAGTATCTATCCAATCGTTAAAATATTCTACATCGTCATGAAATAGTATTTCTTTATCTTCTTCTGAAACCAATCCCCATAATACGTCAACTATTAAGAACTCTGTGTCCTTTATACTTTTAACGTCTGCAGGCTCTTTGTTAGAATATTTTTTGAAATAAGCTAAAAATTCTCCTATTCTTTCTTTCCACATATCTCTTTCTATAGCTTCTAACCCTGTTTCTGGC